TAATACAAAGGGTACAATCTCTGCCATTAGAAATTATACCTACTTGCCATGTTGCCTGAGCCATGTGCGCGAGGGTTATAATGTGATCGAAGGTAATCGTAATTGTTAATCAGTAGGGTACGCATGTTCTTAACACCCTTCTCAAATCTATCTAGAGAAATAGCAGCTGTCTGATTATCCTGTCTGTACTGATAGAGGTAATACATAGCACCATCTACGACCACGCTCAGGTAAGCTTCAGGGACAGTGGGAACATCACCATGTCCAGACAGGTCTGTAGGCTGATTATAGTATTCAAAATCTATTAGATAAGTTTTGTTCGGGAAGGGATAGAACCCATAATTATTATCGGGGGTGCGAAATACGTTTGTTGGTGTCCCCCCACCTGAGAACTGAGAAACTACAGAGTTGTCTACATGAGTGACAGCTGAAGTAGAACTTGCTGCACGAGTGCAACCAGTGAATGAAGTTGATGATACGCCTGTGTAGGTAATGACCTCATCTTCTATTTGGATATCACCAGTGGCACTGAAACCAGCGGTACTATCCACGGGAACAGTTGTTACGCTATTACTAACTGCGCTACTGAGGAGAGTTACTTTTGCATTATCTTCTTGAAAGAAGAATTTAGTAATATAATCGTTGTAGTCTATCTTGTTTAATTTACGAGCTTCATTACCATCCCCGTCATTACGTATGCGGAATGTGTTGTATGCTATAGTTTTAAATGATGCGGGAGCAGTATACCTAGTTTTTCCTGGAGATACTGTAACAGAGGCCGTTGTATGATTGAAAGGCCATGAGAACTCAGATTGGTTGACGTGACGTATGGATGAGTTAACGGCACTCTTAGCTTGGGTTTGGATACCACGAGAACCTGCAAAGGTTGTTGATGTAAGGACAGGTTCGTTTAACCTCGTAAGAAGTTCGTTGGTCAAACTTAGAAAATTGTAAGTCATAAAGAGTTCTCATTACCAAGCTCTTCAAATGGAAAAGTAATAGAAAATGTGGGAAGAAGATTTCTCAACTTCCCACAATTCTTAACTAGGACAAATAATCACGATCTGCCGCTGGGATGTCATTTGAATGATCTGAGATATCCATAACCAAGGCCCAACATCTGATCAAACCTGTGGTTACGTCTACACCAGTACCAGCTGTTACTAAGTCTAAGGTATCCTGTGCAGTAGTAACGGCTAGGCCAGCAAAGTTAGTAGCAGCACCAGCACTCACTGATCCAGCTGCTGAACCACTATCGCAGTCCATAGCAACAACGAATAAATCATCATCGCCACCGTATCCCCAATCAAGGGTTAGGTCAGCAGCACCAGCGTCTGTAGCTGTGATAACTTCTAGTCCACCGTATAGCAGTGCAGTTTGCGCTGGCACTGTAATACATTGGATAACATCCGCAGCTGCGATAGCACCACCTTTTTTAGTAGTGACAACCGCCATGTCTACGTATGCCTCAACGAGGTAGGGCATACGGGTTTTGCCGTGTCGAGATGAATGCGTAGTAGCATTCGGGTTTAATGCAACATTAACAGTAGCCATTTTATATCCCCTTTATATGATACGGTAGATGGCACGAGTCAGCGCCTCTGGGCGAAGAATCTTCCGTCCGTACATGTTCATGCCGCGCACTATGTCTGCGAAGCTATCAGGGTCACGATATGACTCTGTTTTGTTGATTTGGTTGGCAGTAGCGACAGCGGCTTGATGACCAGCAAGCAGGACACCATAAGAAGATGACGTGGCTGCACCTGGACCACCGACAATGGATGGAAGGTTTGTTGAATTGTAGCACTGGAAGCCACGAAGCTTGCCAGAGAACTGCAACCCATTACGCAAAACCGTATCACCCTTTTGATCGAAGTCCCGATTTACAAGTTTGGAGTCTTCATCTTCAAGGACTTCCCAAAACACAGGATCGCCTACAAACCAACGTCCATCTTGTGGGACTTGTTGTTGATCTAGTAGACGCTTCATGCGGTTCATTATTTGTAATGGCGTAGCATCTACACCAGTGCCTGTACCATCAGCTGAGATAGAAATTTCAGTTCCACCAGAACCACCAAATGTACCTTCATCGATGTGCATAGAGGCTAAGAAGCCATCTGCTCCGACAGGAATTGGGTCAGTACCAGACTTGTCACCTGCAACTCGTGCAGCCCCTGCTGGCCCATGTAAAACTCCAGCAGCACGTTTGTAACCAGACATATAGCCTAGTACTTCTTCATCGTAGCTGTCTTTCATTCGATAACCCGCACGGTCTGTTGCCAGAGATTGCCAGTTAACATGGGAGTGCTTTTCTTCGATGTCATCAACTTTGAATGCAAAGTATAGAGACTTATCGACTACTAACGTGAAGTCATCATCAGACAAGTCTTGTGCTTGAATCTGAGTGCCACGCTCATAGTTTTGTACTGTGATCTCAGGCTCTTTAATAATGTGAACCGTATCACCTAGATTGGAGATCTCTCCGAAGTAGTCATTGTTTGTAATTGCCTCACACACAGCACTCTTCCGAAAAGCCATTTGAGTTTTCTTGGAGTAGATGACGGGTGAGAAATTTCCGTTGGGCAGGTTGCCATGCCCACTAGCGGTAGGAAATGCCATTTTAATATTCCTTTTAAAGCATCTCTAATGCGTATTAATAACGCCATGTTCTCGATAGTGTTCCGTCACAGGGCCTTGTGGTAAGAGGTGTTCTTTCAGGAGGATCAATCCGAAGAGGCTCTACGTCATGGATAGCTGTTTGGATACGTTCTTACGCAAGGTTACCATAAAAGTTAATGGGGCTTTTTGTAAGAAGGGTTAGTCGCTAATTATTATTATTCTATGTAGCGCGACTAGATTACATAGTTATACCATATTATTGAGTATTTAGTCAATAGTTAATTGTCACCTTGCAGCACCTGACATATCATAAATAAGTTTACCTGACATGATAGCAGCATTTATTGCTTCTTCATTACTCTCATACTCATCTTGTGACATTAGGTTGATCTGACTTTCACTGAAAGAACCCGAATTATCTTCAGCAATAATATCTCCTTTATCATTATTAATAGAGATATTAGCAGCTGCTTGTTTCTCTGAAGATTTTCTCTTGGCTTTTTTCTTATCATTGCCCCATCCTACATCGATCTTAAATAAGTCAATCGCTCTAGCAGCTGACCTTGGGTCATCAGGGTTCTCAAATAGAGCATGTTGCACCCACTGGGGCTGCTCTTCACTCCACTCATGAAATTCATCTAAATCATTTATCTCTTCAAAGTCTGGATGTAACTCTATCAATTGAGCCTTAGCAGTAGCTTGCTCACTAGCTTGAGACTTTTTATCTAGAATAGCCATCCTCTCATCTAATGATGAACTGATTTCCTTAGCCTTCTTCATAGCTATTGTCTCAACGATTTTAGCTACATCAGGATACTCAGTAGCCCACTCTTCTAGCTCCTCATCTGTCTTTGGAAGCTTGATGCTTTCACGGGATGCCTCAGAAAGTTGTACCTCAAGTTTTGTGATACGTTCTTCAAATGCATCTTTTTCTTTTTGACTGTGCCTACGAAGATCTCCATGACGTTTTTTCCAAGTCTTTTCTTCTGCACCCTTTGGCTCAACGGCTTCCAGCTTCTCTTCTTCTGTTTCTTCTTTAGGAGAATTTGAAGCCTCTAACTCAGCTAGTTCTTTTTCTTCCTTGTCCAAGTCCCGACCATACCGCTTAGACATAAACGCAACTTTAGGTTCATCTTGTACGACTGCTTCTTGAATTTCAGCCATATCTTAATACCCCGACTTCTTTTTCTTAGCCATCAATCCACCTTTGTTCATGGCTACTTTAGATCCTGCTTTTTTCATTGCAGCAGCTTTTTTCATACCTGCGGCTGTATATGGTAATTTAGTTACTTTGCCTTTTGGACTTATAATTTTTGGCATTTAGTTTTCCTTACTGGGGCTACCGTAGTCTGTGTGAACAGGGGGCTAGGTTGCCAGCTAATTGAAGTGTTTAACTTAACGTCACTTCCTACGCTTTCTTCTTTTTACAAGGCCACCCCGATTAAAGCTGTAGTCAGGGTCATCTTGTCCACCGTAATCCATGTCACCCTCTCCAGTAACACCTGATGCACCAGCACCGTATCCATCGTCCCATCCTCCAAGCTGCCCATCGCCACCTAGGCCCTCGTTAAGGCTGGCAACCGAGTTGGAATAAACCATAGTTTGCGCTTGTTCTTGCCCTCTCGCATCCTCATTTTCAGAGTCAAAAAAGTCTTTAATATCTGATCTCCATGAAGCATCTGCTGCATCTGCTGCATCTTTATCTGCTTGTAGTGAAAGAGCGTTCAGGTCAATCGGTGCATTGTATTCTGCATCCCTCTTCTTTTTTTCTTCATCGTCTATTTCTTCAAATGGTGCTCTTCTTAGCTTTGTAGGAGTATCTTTTATCCCGAACAGACTATTAACTGAATTAACTGCCCTCTTAGGTGTGCCAAGAACATAATTGCCAGCGACCCCCATAGTTGTTG